TATCTCATTTAGAAATTTTTTGTTTAATGTGCGGATCAAGAATTTTTTATCATCCGCCATCTGATTCGGAGGAAGGTAGATGGCTACTAAAAAAGGAAATAGAACGAGCGAAGAGTACAATGTCGCTCCTGTAATACCTGGCAATAAAAAAGTATGGTTCTTAAACAAAGATCTTGTTAGAATTGTGCATTATAACAGATCTAATGGTATTATGTCAATTTATAATATTAATAAAGATAGACTAGAAAGTTGTTTAATTAATGATTTTAAAACTAAAAGAGAACGAGCATATACTGTAGGAGAGACTGCTGATCTTGTTAATAGACATAAAAAATACATGCCTTCATTAATGAAGCGAGGCATTATTCCATTTCCAACGGGATCTCAAAAAGGTGGAGCAAGAGGATGGCAAATAAGATCTTATTATTCTGAATCGCAAGTAAAAGAGATTCGTGATATACTGGCTACATACCATATTGGTAGACCAAGAAAAGATAATTTAATAACAAATGACATTACTCCCACAAAGGCTGAGTTGACGAGACGAATGGGAGATGGTATACTTACATATACAAAGACTGAAGACGGTAGATTTATACCAATTTGGTCAGAATCAATATAACAGAAGGGTATGAAATGGAAGACACAAAAGTATCAGTAACACTTGGCTATACACAAAATCTAGGAAATTTTCAGTCATTAAGATTAGATCTTGGTATTGTAGATTCAAGACGTGATGGAGAGACCATAGATCAAGCGTTTGAGCGTGTATATAAGTTTGTTGAGGATAAACTAACAGAAAAAGTAGCCGAAGCAAAGGTTGAAATAGAAGAAAGCAATTAGTGTGACTGATAAACAGAAGCGATTGGCTCTGTTAAGTAGGTTTGATAAACACTATAAGTTTAAACTAGGACAGGCGCCAAGATACAATAAGTGGGTTGAGCAATGGTCTGCCAATGCTTTAATAGACTCTTACGGCATGGAAGTATGCTATGAGTTACTTGACTATTATTTTGAAGTAACAGAAAATCCTACTTGGAATCATTTTTCTTATATTGCACATGATATACTGGAAGCAAAAGAGCAATACGCTAAAGATATAAAAGAACGAGCAGAGCGCAGGGAAAAAGCAAAGGAGTGGCTGAGTGAATAATACAGAATCAAAATTAATCTCAGCCGTACTAAAAGACAAACAGGCCCATGTTTTGCTTCAGGCTAATATAGAAAATATACTAACTACACATGTAGATGTTTGGCAGTTTATTAGAAAATATTATGAAGCAAATGCTACCGTTCCACCAACAGAGTTAGTTGTAGAAAAGTTTAGAGACTTTGAACCCATAAGTGGTGTTGGTGCGACTAAGCATCACCTTGAAGAATTACAGGCAGAATATTTAACAAATAGTCTTAAAGATATTATTAGATCTGCAGCAACAGATGTTCAGGGTGGACAAGGTTTAGATGCCCTAGAATCTCTTATTACAAAAACCGCAGAACTTAGGAAAAACACAGCAGCCATTCGTGACATTGATGTAACAGATTTAGATTCTGCTGTTGCATATTTTGAAAATCTTAAAAAACAACAAGAGGCTGGGGCATTAGGAATCAAGACTGGACTTCCAGGATTTGACAACTACCTACCCTCTGGAATCATGCCAGGGCAGTTAGGAGTCTTCCTTGCATATCCAGGCATAGGAAAGTCATGGTTGTCTCTCTATTTCGCTGTACAGGCCTGGAAACAGGGTCGTAGCCCAATGATCATAAGTCTTGAAATGTCTGAGGTAGAAGTTCGTAACCGTGTATTTGCAATCATGGGTGAGGGAGTTTGGTCACATAGAAAACTCAGCGCTGGACAGGTTGAGATGGACATGCTTAAATCTTGGCACACAAAGCACGTAACTGGAAAACCAGAGTTCCATATTATTTCAAATGATACTGGTGGAGACATAAACCCTATGGTGCTTCGTGGAAAGATAGATCAATATAAGCCAGACTTTGTTATTGTTGATTATCTACAACTAATGTCACCAAATCAAAAATCTGATAATGAAACTATTCGTATGAAGAATCTATCTCGTGAACTTAAACTAATGGCTATTGCAGAAGAGGTTCCAATTATTGCTATCTCATCTGCTACTCCAGACGATGTTACTAAGTTAGATACCGTGCCTACACTGGGTCAAACTGCGTGGTCACGACAGATCGCCTACGACGCAGACTGGGTACTCGCTCTGGGCAGGGCATCTAATAGTGATATTATTGAATGCGTATTCCGAAAGAACCGTAATGGTTTTATGGGTGAGTTCCTAGTACAGGCTGATTTTGACAAGGGATATTACAGGTATAAGGATTATGAAGATAAGTCAGTATAATATGCTCCATGGAAACATTTCCACACAAGGCTATCAAGCGGTTTGGTCTGGATGGGATTATCGTAGATGACTCAGCCATATACAGACTGCAACAAGAATATATCAGGTTATTGGTATCAGAAATGCGCCTATCTGGATATGCTCCAAGATTTGACATTGACCCAGAATTTACACTATCATATAATGAACAAAAAAATTACTTTGAATTTGCATTAAGCGTATACGGAATATATATAGGGAGAAAAAAGGCAGAATGGATATTAGGGATAGACGGAACCAGACCAATTTATACACAGCCAGCCAAATCAAAAGAGTACTCGCAGGATCTGGCGTAACTGTAGAAAAAGAAACAGAGTCTGAATATATTGTATTTTGTTCTTTTCATTCTAATCATCGCACCCCTGCTGGAGAAATAAATAAATATAGTGGATTGTTCTTCTGTTTCTCTTGTGGCAAGACAGCAGATCTTATAGAATTAGTCATGCATTTTTCAAATAGAACATATTTTGAATCTGTTAGATTTATTAAAAGCAAAGAAGTTGAAACAGATATTTTGTCTGATGTAAATTCTAAATTAATAGAAAAAGAAGATTGGGCAGAATTTGACATGTCAATAGTTCAAAGGCTGCACGAGCAGGCCCTTTTATCAGAAAGAGCAAAAGAGTATTTTATTAAAAGACAGATTACTAAAGAGTCTGTAATTAAATTTAAACTTGGGTATTCTGAAAACCAAGATATGATTTCCATTCCAGTACATAATCATGAGGGTTTGTGCGTAGGGTTTGTCGGTAGATCCGTTGAAGGAAAAGATTTTAAAAATACAACTAAACTTCCAAAATCTAAATTATTGTTTAATCTTAACAGAATCAAGGCAGCATCCAGAGTATATGTGGTAGAGTCATCTTTTGATGCCATAAGACTTGATCAAGTCGGAATGCCAGCAGTAGCAACTTTGGGTGCAAATGTTTCATCAAAACAAATAGATTTGCTTCAAAAATATTTTAGCGATATTAATATTATTGCAGATAATGATGAAGCAGGCGGTAACATGAAAGAAAAGATAGTCGAAAGATTAAATGGAAATGTTACTGTAGTTAACTTAGACGAAAAGTATAAAGACATAGGTGATATGACTGATAAAGAAATATCAAGTATTAATAAAAACTTTGGAGATAATATTTTGGAAATGTTGTCATGAAAAAACATACTGAATGGATATATGCCATTAAGTCAATGTTCAATATTAAATATTGGACAAGGGCAAATACTGTAGAGTTTTTTGCTTTTATGACAAAACTTTTAATAATTTTTCCTGGGTTACTTTTTGGAAAACAATGGTGGTGGCTTTATATTTTTGCTTTAATATCTAGTTTGGCATTAATATGGTCATCAACTGTAAAAACTTTACCTACAATAATAATTTTTAATATTGTTTGGTGCATACTAGCATCTTTAGCAATATTAAAATATTTTGGTATTGTTTTATGACTTTCTACTTGACAAAAAAATACTTATAAGATATACTTAAATAACAACAACAAAGGAGAAAACTATGAGCGTTATTAGGGGATTAAAAAACATCAATGCCCTGCTCGATAAGAAAACAGATGAAAGCGGTCCGAAGGTTCGTTGGCTAAAGTTGGCTGATGGACAAGCAGTAAAAATTAGATTCATTGAAGAATTAGATGAGGATTCCGCAAATTATAACGATAAGCGTGGTCTTGCGCTTGTTGTTAAAGAACACACAAATCCAAAGGACTATAAGCGTAAGGCTGTAGATACTTTGGATACTGAAGGCCGTGACTGGGCTGAAGAAATGTATCGTAAAGATCCAAAAGGAAATAGCGGATGGCGTGGCCGTCTGCGCTTCTACTGTAATGTACTTGTAGATGACGGTATTGAAGATAGGCCTTATGTTGCTATCTGGTCTATGGGTGTTAGCAAGCAATCTTCGTTTAACACTATTCGTGAGTATGCCCTTGAAACAGGAAGCATCTCAAACATTACATGGAAGTTAAAGCGTAATGGTCAGGGAACTGAAACATCATACACTTTGATTCCATCGGCTCCAGATAAGGAACCGTTTAATTGGGAAGGTATTGAGCCATATCCACTAGAGAAAGCATTGCGTCGTGTTCCATATGCTGAACAAGAGGCATTCTATCTTGGATTTGATTCACCTTCATCTACATCAGCGACGAACATCGACTGGTAGTAGATGAACTACGTTCCATTACATTTACATACCCATTTCTCTCTATTTGATGGTATTGGGTTGCCATCCGAATATGTAGATCGAGCAAAAAATTTGGGTATGCCAGCAATTGCAATTACTGACCATGGCTCCCTTTCTGGCCACAGAGAAATGTATCGCATTGCTAAATCTAATGGAATCAAGCCTATTCTTGGCATAGAAGGTTATATGTGTGAGGATCGCTTTGACCAAAGAGATAAAGCGGACCGAACAACTCCACTAGACATGGTTTATAACCATATAATTCTTCTAGCCAAGAATAAGGTTGGTTTAGAAAATTTAAATAAATTAAATGAAATTGCTTGGACAGAAGGTTATTATAAAAAGCCACGTATTGATTTTGAGGTTTTGTCTAAATACAAAGAAGGAATTATAGTTGCTTCTGCATGTCCAAGTGGAATTATTGCTAAGTCCATAGAACTTGGTGAACTTGGTATGGCAAAGAAATATATTAAATGGTTTAAAGAAACATTTGGTGATGATTATTACCTTGAAGTAATGCCACACAATGATGAATCTATTAATCAAACTATTCTTCAGTTAGCAGATGAGTTCAAGATTAAGCCGATTGTAACTCCAGACTGTCATCATGTTGATTCATCACAAAAAGAGATTCAAGAATTAAAACTTATTTTAAATACATATTCAAACAAGATTCAGAAAGATGCTACATACGAGAAGTCCAAAAAACAAGGGGACTTAATGAAGCGTCTTGATTATCTATACGGTGCAGACAGACAGATGTCATTTAACAAGTTTGACATTCATCTTCTTTCATATGAAGAAATACAGGCTGCTATGGAAAAGCAAGCAATCTTTAGAACTGACATTTATGAAAATACTATTGATCTTGCAAGCAAGGTTGAGGACTATGACCTTCAAGATAATTTAAATTTGTTGCCAGTTCAATATAAAAATCCAGATAAACAATTAAAAGAACTTGCCATTGAAGGATTAAATCAAAAAGGCTTAAACACAAATCAAGAATATCTTGACAGATTAGAAGAAGAGTTAAAAGTCATCAAAGATAAAAAGTTTGCACCATACTTTCTTGTAGTGCAGAGCATGATTGCCTGGGCTAAGAAGGAAGGCATTATGGTTGGCCCTGGTCGTGGATCATCTGCTGGTTCTTTACTTTGCTATGCTCTTGAAATTACAGACATTGATCCAATCAAGCATGGACTTCTTTTCTTTCGTTTTATTAATCCTGAGCGTAATGACTTTCCTGATATTGATACAGACATTCAAGACTCACGTCGTGAAGAAGTTAAAGATTATCTTGTTAGGCAGTATAGGCACGTTGCATCAATTGCCACATTTCTTGAATTCAAGGATAAGGGTGTTGTAAGAGACATTGCAAGAGTTTTAAATATACCGTTGGCAGAAGTAAATAAAGTTTTAAAGTTTGTTGATACATGGGAAGAATATTGTTCCTCAAAATCAACTAAAGAGTTTCGTGATAAATATCCAGAGGTGGAATTATATGGAGACAAACTACGTGGTCGTATTAGAGGTACTGGCATACACGCTGCTGGTGTTGTTACTAGCAAAGATCCTATTTTTAGGTTCGCACCCATGGAGACACGTGTTTCTCCTGGTAGTGATGAGCGTATACCTGTTGTGGCAGTGGACATGGAAGAGGCTGAAAAAATTGGGCTCATCAAAATCGACGCCCTTGGTCTTAAAACATTAAGTGTTATTAGTGATACATTAAAGATAATTAAAGAAAGAGAGGGTACTGATATAAACTTACTTTCTTTAGATATGGCAGATCAAAACATTTATAGTATGCTTTCTGAAGGATATACAAAGGGTGTATTTCAATGCGAAGCAAGTCCATACACCAATCTATTGGTTAAGATGGGTGTAAAAAATCTACAAGAACTTGCTGCATCCAATGCGTTAGTCAGACCAGGTGCTATGAATACTATTGGAAAAGACTATATTGAAAGAAAGCACGGCAGACAAGCAGTAAACTACTTGCACCAAGCGATGAAGCCATTTACAGAAGAAACATATGGGTGTATCCTATACCAAGAGCAGGTTATGCAGGCTTGCGTTGAATTAGGGGGGATGTCTTGGTCTGAAGCCGATAAGGTTCGTAAGATCATTGGTAAAAAGAAAGATGCAAGAGAATTTGATCAGTTCCGTGAAAAGTTTACTGAAGGTGCTTCTAGGTTTATTAGTCCTAATCAGGCTCGTGACTTATGGCATGACTTTGAAGCGCATGCGGGATATTCGTTCAACAAGTCTCATGCGGTTGCTTATTCTACGCTCTCGTATTGGACGGCGTGGTTAAAATATTATTATCCAATTGAGTTTATGTACTCAATACTTAAAAATGAAAGGGACAAAGATGCACGAACTGAATATCTTATTGAAGCGAAAAGAATGGGTATTAGCATTAAACTACCTCATATTAACGATTCGGATATTGATTTTAAGATTGAGGGTAAAGGTATTCGGTTTGGATTGTCGGGGATCAAATTTATCTCTGATACGATTGCAGAACGATATATACAGGCACGACCTTTTAAGTCTTATGCCGAACTTGAACAGTTTACTTTTACGAAAGGAAACGGAGTAAACAGTAGAGCGCTTGCTTCATTAAAAATTATTGGTGCTGCAACTTTTCCAGATAACCCGAGAAATGATTCTGAGATTAAAGAAAATCTTTATGAGTACTTAGGATTGCCAGAATTTACACAAACAGTTCCATCTCATTTCCATGCATTTATTAATCCAGTAGAAGATTTTGAAGAAAAAGGATCTTTTGTTCTAATGGGTATGGTTAAAAGTATTAAAAGGGGCAAAGGTTGGAGTCGTGTTGAGATATTAGATAAGACTGGAAGTATAGGAATATTTGATGAAGAGCAAACCACAATTGAGGCTGGACGAAGTTATATTGCACTCTGTTCTGATAATAGAATTGTTAGTGCTGTTCCTGTAGATGAAATAAAATCATCTAATTCTGCTTTAATAAAATTTTTAAATTACAAGACACTTCCTTACAAAGATGATGAATTGTTTGTGGTATCCTTTAAACCAAGGATAACAAAAGCAGGTAAAAAAATGGCATCTCTTACTCTTGCAGATACATCAAGAGACCTTCATCCAGTAACAGTGTTTCCAACAGCATTTGCAAAAGCATATATGAAGATAGAAGAGGGAAATGCTTATAGGTTTGATTTAGGCAAAACAAAAGAAGGAACAGTTATATTGGAGGATATACATGTCGGTTAGTTTAGAAGAAGCACTTGCACAACTTGATCCTAAGTTAAGAAAAAAACTTGGTAGCGGAATTGGGGTAAACTTTGAGTATCAGCCCACTCCTAGTTTTGGATTAAATAAAGCCCTAGGTGGAGGCTTGCCATACGGGAGACAAGTATTAATTTGGGGAAGCAAGTCTTCTGCAAAATCTTCAATGTGCTTACAAATGATTGCACTTGCACAAGCAGAAGGAAAGTTGTGTGCATGGATTGATTCAGAAATGTCGTACTCAGAAGATTGGGCAAGAAAGATGGGTGTAGATCCAGAAAAACTAATCTACTCACAGGCAAGAACTATTAGCGATATGGTAGATGTTGGGGTGGCTCTAATGAATGCTGGTGTTGATTTAATTGTAGTAGACTCTATTACATCAATGCTTCCTGCAATATATTTTGAAAAAGATACTGATGAAATGAAGGCTTTAGAAAACACAAAGCAGATTGGAGCAGAGTCCCGTGACTTTAGTAACGCATGGAAAATGCTTAACTATGCAAATAATAAAGTTAAGCCAACTCTTCTTGTTCTTATTTCTCAGTCTCGTAATAATATTAATGCTATGTATACTAGTCAGCAACCTTCAGGTGGACAGGCTACTAAATTTTATTCTTCTTGTGTAATAAAACTATTTAGTTCTGAATCCGACAATCAAGCACTTAAGGGAAAGATATATGTAGGAGACAAAGCAATTGAAGAAAAGATTGGAAGAAAAATTAGATGGGAGTTGCAATTCTCTAAAACATCTCCAGGATTTCAGTCTGGAGAGTATGATTTTTATTTTAGAGGAGACAAACTTGGCGTAGATACTATTGCTGATCTGGTAGACACCGCAGAGTCAATGGGGTTTGTTGAAAGAACTGGCGCTTGGTATTTAATGCCAGACGGAACAAAAGTTCAGGGTAGAGATGGATTTATTAACAGAGTAAGGGAGGATCTTGATCTACAAGAAATGATTAAGGCTAAAGTAAGTGGATAAGTACACAATATACGAAGGAAAGTTTCCTTGTAAAAATTGTAAGAAAGAAGTAAAAACTATTCGAGTCTATGCTGCAACTGGCATGGCTTCGTGGATGTGTTCAGATAAACACTTATCTGAGGTAGAACTTTTTAAAGTAGGATATAAAAAAAAGAGGGTCAATGAGCGAGAAGAATGAAAGTAAAAGAATAGGTGCCAAACAGCATAAAAATTCTGGTAGAGGTGTTAAGAAAGGTGATGCAACATGGAAAAATTTTACAATAGATTTTAAAGAAAGCAAAAAGTCTTTTACTTTAAATCATGATGTTTGGGCTAAGGCTGTTACTGATGCCATAAAAAATAACAACGATCCAGCAATTGTAATAATTTTGGGTGAAGGTAATAAAAAAATAAGACTAGCAGTATTAGAATTATCTCTTTTATCTGAATTGTTAGGGTATAATTAGTATATGAGATATGACGAAAAAAATACTATTGTAGACAATGTTTTGTCTAAAGAAGAAATTGATGATGTTTTGAATCATATAAATGAATCAAAAAATAAAATTAATATGGAGATGTATAATCAAGAACTTATAGATTTTTTTCTTCCAGAGACAATAAAATTAAAAATTATAAAATATTGTGAAGAAATATCTAATACTAATTTAATACTTACAGAATATCAGTTTTGTAGGTATAGGAATTACTTAAAAAAAGACGATGTTCCAGGAAGTCCAAACCTAACTCCTCATTTTGATGATAGTTTTAAGGAGCCAAGGTTTACCTTTGATTATCAAATTAATGGGAATATAACTTGGCCAATTATTGTTGAGGGAAAAGAGTTTTCTTTAAAAAACAATCAAGCATTAACATTTAGTGGCACTCATCAAATACATTGGAGGCCTATAATTAATTTTGCTGATGATGAATTTTTAGATATGATTTTTTTTCATTTTATTGATAAAGAGTCAAAACAAGTAAGTGATGATCATTTTGATATAATGAATAAAAAAAGAAAAGTATTTAAAAAAGAGTATATAAACTAGTGTTTTTATAATAAAAAGGATATGGTATAATTAAAATATGACAACATTAAACATTGACTACAAGCCAAAAAAATTTGGAAGTTACTCAGATGTAACTCCACATGTAATCAAAAATTTTTTTTCTGAGCCAGAGTTAAAAGAAATTTATGATTTAATTGAATATGGAAAAAGTCTTGAGGGTACATCAGACTTTTATGCACCATTAGTATTACCAAAAATGGCAAGACAACAAATAGAACTTCAATTAAAAGGGCCTTTATTAGAAAAAATAGAAAAATGGGCTTCAGATTTTGTTGGTGAAGAAATGAAGATGACTCATAATAGTTATTTGTCATATAATAAAAAGCATAATCCAGATTCTTGGCCAAAGTTACCGCCACATTTTGATTCAGATAATTATTACACTAAGTTAACAATAGATTATCAACTAGAATCAAATGTAAAGTGGCCAGTTGTTATTGATAGTAATGGGAAAATAGAAAAATTTTATTTAGAGTACGGAGATTTATTGGTATTTTGGGGATCTGGAGCCATTCATTGGAGAGAACCAATTCTTCTTGATCATGGCGACAATTGCGAGGTATTAACTCTTCATTTTGCAAATTGGGATGATCATATGAAATTAAACCAACCAGCAAGAGAGGATGAAGCAAGAAAGTTAAGAATTCAGGAATGGAAAGATAAAACAGACTATTGGAAGCATCAATTAGAGTTTGATGAAAAAATAAAAAACTTAACTGAAGACTACAATAGAAAACAAAATAATGCTTGATGAGCAAAAAACAACACTTGAACAAATAAACGGTCTTGTAGAAATTGCTGAATATATGCAAGATGAAGAGTTTACTATTGCTTTAACCACAATAGCCAAAATTATTTTAAAGCCAGACATACCAATGAATGTTGCCACGCTAGAAATAGTGAGACTTCAGGCAATTGCATCAAAAATGTCATTAAAGGCAACCTGGATGGCAAATGTAGATAAATCAAATAGAGGCAAAAAGAATTTATACTATACTGCAGCAGAATCTATAAATAATTTAGTATCTGCTCTTAAATACATAACTCGCTGATATCTGCTATAATTAACTTAAACAAAGGATAATAATGACAAAAAACTTACTACAACAAGTAATGACAAAAAAGAAAGAATCTGTTAATACAAATAGAGAAGATATTAGTTTTATAGATGGGTTAATTGAAAAAATACAATCTGGATACATGGCTAAGACTAAGCCAAAGTTTAGTAAAAAAAGCAATTTTTCTGCGTCTGGCTTGACTTATGGTGCTGGAGAATGTCCAAGATATTGGTATCTTGCTTTTGATGGTGCTGTATTTTATGATGACTCTACTCCTTTTGGAGTGGCTAATAGGACAAATGGCACACTAGGCCATGGAAGAATACAAGAAGCAATAGAAGCATCTGGGCTTCTTGATGAAACAATGGAGTTTGATCCTCTACAAAGAAAATATAATAAGCAGACACATCCAGCAATGGAGTTTAGGGTAAAAACAGAAGACCCTCCGTTTGATGGATATGGCGATGTAATGCTTAATATAAATGATGAGAGAGTTGTTGGAGAAATTAAAACAATTTCTAACGAAAACTTTGAGTATAAAAAGAATAGCAGAAAGCCTAAGATGGGTCATCTTATGCAATTACTAATTTATATGAAGGTTTGGAAAATTGGCAAAGGCGTAATGATTTATGAAAATAAAAATAATCATGAGTTATTGACTTTGCCCGTAGTAGTAAACGATCATTACCGTCGGTGGGTAGACCAGGCATTTGATTGGATGAGAAGAGTATATAAGAATTGGCAAGATAGGGAACTTCCACAAAAACCTTATCGATCTAATTCTAAAATATGTAAAGTATGTCCAATTCAAAAAGCATGTGCTGAAGCAGAGACAGGGGTAGTTAAAATTAAACCTCTGGAGTTGCTAGAAGATGAAAAGTTGTAGATGGTGTGACCATACATTTGAATCAAATATATCTTATCAGATATATTGTTCAGAAAAATGTAGAGATGAAGCAACTAAAGAAAAAATTGCACAAAGGTATGCTCATACTAGAAGACAAAAACGCAAGGGGAAAAATAGAATATGTAAACAATGTGGAGAAAAACTCTCTATATATAATGATGAGCCATTATGTAATAAATGTATTATTAACCCAAATGATGTCAAAAGGGCTTTACGACAAGTAAAAGGATTATCAAATGATAAAAGAAAGTAGTAAGCCATACAATATATGTGCAATAGACGCAAGCACAAATAGTCTTGCGTTTGCAATATATTCACATGAAAAATTAACAGAATATGGAAAAATTAATTTTGAAGGTAATAGTGTTTATGAAAAAGTAATAGATGCTTGTAAAAAATCTAAAGGATTATTTTCTTATTACAATTTTATAAATGCTATAGTTATAGAGCATACAGTTTTTATGAATTCCCCAAAAACAGCAGCAGATCTTGCCTTAGTCCAAGGTGCTATTTTAGGAGGGGCTGGAATGGCTGGAATAAATACAATAGGCAAAGTTTCTCCAATAACATGGCAAAGTTATCTTGGTAATAAAAAATTAACTAAAGAAGAACAATTACAAATAAGATCTGCTAATCCAAAAAAATCTAATTCATGGTATAAATCTTATGAAAGAGACTTTAGAAAACAAAGAACGATTAAATTATTAGATGTTATTTATGATAAAAAAATAAATGACTATGATGTTGCAGATGCTTGTGGCATTGGTCATTGGGCAATTAATAATTGGGAGAAGTCATGAACAGCCAAGAATTAAGAACACAAATGATGATAGAACATTTACTGCTTCAAAATGCAATTGAGATCTCTGGAATTGACAGCGAGACTGGAGAGATGCTATACTCTATAACAGACAAATTAAAAGAAGTTAGCCCTGATTTGTATGCAGGACTAAAACAAGATTTTGAACGTCATATGTTTGAAATGATAGATCAAGGACCAAAGGTGATGCAATGGAGGTTATCTATATGAGCAAACTATATACAAATGAAACTTGGCTTCGTAAAAGATATCACATTGACAAAAAGTCTCCTCAAGATATTGCAAGAGAATGTGGGGCAAGTGTAGAAACAATTTATGTGTACCTTGCTAAATTTGGATTAAGAAAGTCAAAGCGATGAGTTTAGATGCGGTATTTCCAGATTCTACAAGATTTAAGTGTGATGATTTATACCTGTTAACGGTAGGCACAGAAGCAGGCAAAGAGATATTTGAAACCTGCCATGAAATTGCACACATGCTAGTTAAAAAGAATATTGCCTACGGTAATTCTGCATTAGAGCCTATTCGTATTTTTAGCAAAGCAGATGCAATAGAACAACTTAATGTCCGCATTGATGATAAACTAAGTAGGGTCATGCGTGGAACAGAATATGCTGGAGACAACGACATACAAGATCTGATTGGATATCTTGTATTATTGAAGATAGCGAAAGAAAAAGATTTATCTAAAAAAGAAGCCTATGGATATGTCAACTGAAGAAGATTTAATTAAACATCTTGATGAGATTAATAATGTTGTAGGAGAATACCTAAAAGGAAATGATGCAACAAAAATTTCTAAAGATCTTGCAATACCTAGGACTCGTGTAGTACAGCATATTAATGAGTGGAAAGTTATGGCATCTGCAAACGATGCTATTCGTGCTCGTGCTAAAGAAGCACTTGCAGTAGCAGATACTCACTACAATAAACTTATTGCAAAATCATATGAAGTTATTGATGAAGCATCTCTTAATAATAATCTTAGCGCAAAGACACAAGCAATTAAACTAGTAATGGATATTGAATCTAAAAGAATTGATATGCTTCAAAAAGCAGGACTTTTAGAAAACAAAGAACTTGCAGAAGAAATGTTGCAAATAGAAAAGAAGCAAGAAGTTCTTATGGCAATACTTCGTGACATTGCTTCAGAGTATCCACAGATTCGTGATGAGATTATGCGTAGACTTTCTGATATTGCTAAGAAAGATGAAGTGATTACAATTGTCCACGATATTTGACGATTTCTTAGAGGCTTTACAAGATAATCATTTTGAAGAGATTCCAGTAGATGCAAAGACATTTATTGAGTCCCCAGATTATTTAGGGCAGCCAGGTTTATCAGATATTCAATATGATATTGTTCAGGCAATGAGCCAGATCTATCGTAAAGAAGATTTACAACAATTGATGGGAGAGGAAGAGGGTACAAGATACTATGAAAAATACACAAAAAACGAAATCATTTTACAACTTGGGAAGGGCAGTGGGAAGGACTTCACCTCTACTGTTGCTTGTGCTTATATTGTCTATAAGTTATTATGTCTTAAAGACCCTGCAAGATATTTCGGAAAACCAAGTGGAGATGCAATAGACTTAATCAATGTTGCTATTAACGCACAGCAGGCTAAGAATGTTTTCTTTAAGGGCTTTAAAACCAAGATTGAGAAGTCCCCATGGTTTGCTGGTAAGTATGAAGCAAAGGTAGACTCAATAGGTTTTGATAAATCTATTACAGTTTATTCTGGACATTCTGAAAGAGAATCTCATGAAGGATTAAATCTTTTGTTAGCAGTTCTTGATGAGATATCTGGTTTTGCATCTGAGGTTTCAACTGGAAATGAGCAGGGCAAAACATCTGAAAACATCTACAAAGCGTTTCGTGGCTCAGTAGATTCTCGTTTTCCAGATCTTGGCAAGGTTGTTTTGCTTTCATTCCCCCGATATAATGGGGATTATATTTCTGAGCGGTATGAAGCAGTAATTGCTGACAAAGAAGTAGTATCAAAGTCACATAGATTCATAATTAATCCATTACTTCCAGAAGATGATAAGGATAACTGGTTTGAAATAACATGGGATGAGGACCACATTCAGTCTTATAAATACCCAGGAGTATTTGCACTTAAGCGTCCAACATGGGAAGTAAACCCTACTCGTAAGATAGACGACTTTAAGATTGCCTTTATGACAGACCTTGGTGATGCTATGATGCGTTTTGCCTGTGTTCCAACTTATGCTTCCGATGCATTTTTCAAGCAGGCAGACAAGGTTCGTTCTTGTATGACAATAAGAAACCCTCTGGATCAATTCAGAAGATTTGAAGAAAACTTTAAGCCAGACCCAGACAAGGTTTATTATGTTCACGCTGACCTTGCACAAAAGCATGACAAGTGTGCTGTTGCTATTGCACATGTTGATAAATGGGTTAACGTGCAAGTAATAAAAGATTATCAACAAATATCACCAATTGTAGTAGTTGATGCAGTAGCGTATTGGGAGCCAAAGGTGGAAGGGCCAGTTAATCTATCTGAGGTCAAACAGTGGATACAAAATCTACGCAGACTTGGATTTAATATAGGGTTAGTTACTTTTGATCGTTGGCAATCTTTTGATATTCAGAATGAGTTGCAGGCGGTAGGCATGAGAACAGAGACTGTATCTGTAGCAAAGAAACATTACGAAGATATGGCAATGCTTGTATATGAACAAAGACTAGTAATGCCTGCTATTGAATTATTGTTTGAAGAATTGACAGAACTTAAGATTATGAAAAATGACAAGGTCGATCACCCACGCAAAAAATCTAAAGACCTTGCCGATGCTGTGTGCGGTTCTATTTTTGGTGCCATATCTTATACACCAAGAGACCAAAACCTTGAAGTTGAGGTTCACACATTTAGAGGACAGCCCCGCAGAGTTGACACGCTCCCTGAGAACGTGATACAATATAAACCTAGTCAAATAGAAGACATAAAAGACTATTTGGATAGACTAAAAACAATATAAATTAAAATGAATAATAAAAGGAGAAAAATGAATTCATTTAAGAAGATCGCTCTTGCCGTGGTTGCAGCCATGACTTTGGGCACACTCGTAGTGACACCTGCAAGTGCCAATACCGTTTCAGTAAACGTAACTACTGAAGTTTCTGGCGCAGGTACTGCAGCCTCACCATTTACAGTTAAGGTTCCATCTGACAACGTAGTTAGCGTTGCAGATACTTCAACTGCTACAAATAACGAAGCACTCATCATCACTGCAACAGTAGTTGCTGGAACACCAGTAACATTTACTGCAGTTGGTGCAAATACACGCCTCGTCTCTGCAATTGGTTCAACAGTTAATGCATCTGCTGGATCCTCATCAATTACAGTAACACCTGCTTCAACTGAAGCAACTGTTTATGCATATACAACAAGCACTGCTGCATCTGCTGTTACAGTTTCTGTAACTGGTGCAAGCACAACAATCTATCTTAAGGGTGTTGCAGGTCCTGCATACGATCTTAAGATGTCAATCCCTGCTTCAGGAAATATTTCTGGCAAGGTAACTGCAACTCTTGATGTAGCAGATATTTTCGGCAACGCTGTTGCTGACACAGTAACTGTTACTACTCTCGGTGGCGCAACTGCTGGAACAGTAACTGCTGATGCTCTTGTAACAGGTCGTTACACATCAGAGATCTCACTTCCTGCAACTGCTGGAACCGTTGCTGTTGGAGCATCTATTACTGCACCAACATCTGTTCCAACAATTAAGTTGGCAACAACTTCTCAGACTGCAATCGTAACAGTATCTGATCTTGCTGGAGCACTTGCTACTGCTAACGCTGCACTCGCTGCAGAAAAGGCTGCTCGTGCTGCTGATAAGGTAACTGCAGATGCTGCACTCGCTGCTGCTGTAGCAAAGGCTGCTTCTGATGCAGTTGCTGCTAAGGCTGCTGCAGATGCTGCTGCCATTACTGCTGCTGCTGAAATTGCAACTCTAAAGGCTAATGCTGTAACCGCTAAGGTTGCTGCAGATAAGGCTCTTGCTGATGCAACTGCTGCACATGCTGCTGAACTTGCAAAGGTTAAGGCAGATAATGCTGTTGCAATCGCTGCAATGAAGAAGGCATTCAATGATCTTGCTAAGAAGTGGAACAAGAAGAACCCTTCTGCAAAGGTTACACTTGTTAAGTAATTAACAAATTAAAAGATTTGGGAGTCAGGAAACTGGCTCCCTTTTCTTTT